AAAATTAGGTAACTGACAAGTTCTAAGTATTCTATCTTCTGCACTTGTTATAAAATTATTTATATTATTATTAAATGTAGTCTCATCTGTATTTGCATAATCTTTAATTGCTTGTGTTAATGTTGTGTAAGTGTATGACATAATCTAACTCGTTACTATTGTTACAGAACCAACTTCTGTATTCATTAATAAATTTCCTGATCCTCCACCATTGCCATTACCAACAGGATCAAAAGCAAAAAGTCTTCTACTTTGATCTAAATTTTGATCAGGTCTTGCGTAAGGTAATGCTTGTGCATCTTGGAAAGTATATCTTCCTTGAAAGTTTTGAGCCGCATCCTTATCCCAAACATCTTTTCCCACTAAAAAACCTGTTGGGTTTCCACCAACAAACTCTCTTCTCAAGTCTTTTAAATCGTACCTAAATCCTGTTCTGTCACAAAATCCAAAAGCATATTTTCCATTAGCGTACTTAACCATTTACTGACCATAACTATAACTGTAAGGAACAAATTGAACAGTTGCTTTAACTCTATCTTCTTCAGAAGCTAATCTAAATTGCTCTTCGTAATATTCTTTTAAAAGTACAACTCTTTCTTGTGACTCAGGTCTTTTAATTGCAATGTGCAGTGCTAGTCCTGCAACTAAAGCAGGAAGAAAACGAACAGGAACATCAGCATCTAAACTTGCTACATCACCTACATCTTGAATTCTTCTTAAATAATAATAAACTAATTTATAAGGTTGTGCTGAATCAGGAACTGGCCAGAGGTTAACCTCAGGTCTTTCTCTTTGTCTGTTAATCCATACCTGTATAGGTTTTCCTGTGGTTAATTTATTTGGAATACCTGAGTAAGTAGAATTACTAATTCTTGTTAAAGGTATATCTGATTGACCTGTTGTGCTTCCTTCATCTGTTCTAATGAACTGTTCTATTAATGCTACAGCATCTGTCTCGATATTATATTTAGCAGTTCCTGCAACAATAGTAATTTCACCTTTCTGCACTGTCCAAAGGTTGATACCTCTATTTTGCCATTCCAAACAAAGTAAATTTAAAGATCGTCTAGCAGTTCTAAGATCGTAACCTGTACGCATCTCTAGTCCTGCTCTCTCAAATGCTTCTTCGCAAATCTCCCCTATATCTAAATTGAATGTCGAAGTTCCTGAAGTTGTCATTTAATACCTATTTAATTTATGTTACTTATCCTTTTTATCAGAATATTTGTCTAAAAGAAACATAAGAAATTCTTTTCCATACTCTATATCAGAAAAACAATGTGTAAAGCTAGTGCCTTCTGCGAAAGGATCAATTACCTGCATAATGGCTTGACCATTTCTTTGTTCGTCTAATCCAAGATTTCTTGCGTAATCATCAAAAAATTTATAACCACGAGCACGAGCTAACCAATGAATCTTTCCATCATATAACTCATGTTGTGCTAACGCCCAATTATGTTTATGTCCTGATATATATAAGTCAGCATCACTTTGCCATTTAGCTTTCTTCATCTGAGCGTGAAGCGGATTCCATTGTGAATGCCCTGGCATATCATGAGCCGTATAAATTTTACATTGCCTTCCGTTAGGAAACTCAAGACATATTCTTGCATCCCAAGGCTCATATATTGTATGTTCTGATTTCATATATGTAATAGGATCACCTGCTCCTGACCAAAGATCGTGATTACCCCCTACTAATAAAAGAAAGTCTCCTGCCTTTACAAGCCATTCCACGAGCTTCCAACTAGTTTCAGCAGAAGTGTCCTGGTTGGCGTAGAGCCTTCCGAGACGACCTACCCAATTATTTTGTAAATCACCCAAAGAACATCCCTTTATATTAGGATGAGAGTTTATTATATCTAAGTCTCTTCTAAGAGTTACCCAATCACATCCGTTATCATCAATGTGAGGATCACCTAACCAAACTAATCCTATAGGCTCATTCTTTTGAATTTTAACTTTATGCCATTTAGATTTTTCTTTTTTATTTTTAGCTCTAGTAAATCTTTTTGTAAGATGTTCTATGTATTCTTCTATATCATCTTCTGCATCAGGATTAATACTTTCAAATCTTGGAGAGAAAACATCTTCTGAATTAGGTACTTTATGTTTAAAATCTTTATTCCAAAATTCATCTTCAGTAATATCCCATCTTTCTCTAGCCATAGTACAGTGAGAACGATAGGTGGTTAAAGGCACACCTAAGTCCATAGCAGCTTGTTTTTGTGTTCCTGATGTAATGAATTGATCTAAAGCATTAATTAATACTTGGTCTTTGACTGCGTGGTTTCCCATAAGTCCTCCCTTTATAAATTACTTAATCTTATCGTCTTAATTCCATTTATTTCCTGCTGAAGGTTTAGTAGATGGTTTGCTAACAACACCACCACTTGCCATTCCTTGTCTTTTTAATGCAAAATGTATACCTCTAAGATATTTACCTTTAGAAGTATTTTTCATAAAGGATGGGTCTTTAGCTATATCAGAAGATGATCTTCCTCTAGCATTTCTTCTTGCTTTAGAGTCACTCATTTTAGTTTTTGATTTATTCTTGTAATCAGACTTTTTAGGTGCAGTTGGAGAAGATGATTTAATAGTAACATTCTTTTTATTACGTTCTTTATTTTTCTCGATGTTTTCTTTTATTGTTCTTCTTTCTTGTACTGTTCTAGTTTGCTTACCTTTTCCTGCTTTTTTTAATCTTCTATTTGCTCTAACAGTTTCATCAAACTCTTCACGAGTTATTCGACTTGCTTTTTTTTCTTCATTTCTTTTTTTTCTGTCGGCTTTGTCTTTTTTTCCTTTAGCCCTCATTTCTTTTTTAATTTGTTCTTGTGATTTATATGCCATGATAATTATCCGTAAAACTTTTTGAATGAAATAATAATAGTATAGGTGTCATTGCCTGCCGCACCAACTGTAGTGAAAAGAACGTCACCATTAGTGCCTGTTGTCTCTGAGTCTCTTAGTGAAGTAAACTCTTTGAAACATATTTCATCAGACCAATCTTCTTTAAGTTCAATAGCTAATTCATTAGAATTTGCCTTAAAGAGAATTTTAACACCCATACCTATATTAGAGTACCATATTTTTTCGATACCAACTCTAGTGCATGCTTGACCTAGTTGATTAGCTTCTAAGGTTAAACCTGTTCCACCACCATTTAAATCTATTTTAACTGCGTTAGTTTCAGCAGTAGCGTCAGGATTAGTAAAAACGCATACCGCTCTACTACTGCCATCTTGGATTTTCCTTAATGTTGCAGCCATTTAATGCTCCTAATTATTAGTTAACGTATGGTTTACTTTGTGCTTGAACATATTGTACTACAAGAGTTCCTACACCTGCACCAGTATTAGCACTTAAAAATCTAATTCTTTTTTTGTTTGTACCAGTGTTTAACCAATTATTTGTTCTGGTAGCATCTGCACCTGGTTCAATATTATCGGTGTTCATTCCTATTGTACCACCAGCAACTGCGGTTGCAGTAGTTAAAGCTGTCGCATTTACAACTGTACCATCATCAAAGCCAATGCCTGCTGTTGAAGCGGCACCATTCCATGCTGTTGTTACAAATAATTTAATTGATAAAATTCTGCTGTAAGCAGGAATAATAATAGTTGTTGCAGGACTAGCTGATGTAGTTGCTTGAGTTACGGCAGCGGATTGTGAAGTGACAGCAAAACCAGTGTCTGCCATATCGCTTTGTACTAATATTCCTGTTGTGTTTTGTACAGGACCTGATTTGATCGGACCTGAAAAAGTTGTTCTACCCATGATAATCTCCTTGTCGTTGGGTTGTCTAACCGAAGTTAGTCAAGTGATTCATTTAAGTATTAAAGATACACAAAAAAAAGAGGAGAAGCAAGTGCTTCTCCTCTAAAATAAATATTCCCTAGAGAATACTTAATTTTTATCTTCTAAAACCTATGAAGAACCAGGGCTTCCATAGATACCTAGAGGATCAGATACGCCATAGCTATATCTTTCTCTAGCACGATATCTCACATTACCTGTATCGAAATCGCCATCCATTCCTGTTTCTAATGGTGTTCTAACAAAATGTTTCATACCATTTGGTATGTCTGTTAGTAGATAGAATGGATTTGTGTCAGTTAAATAGTGATTAACTGAATAACCATCAGGAATTACTCCTAATGATTTAATTGCATTGATATCATTATCAGCAGTGTTAGGTCTTAAATCAGTAGCTAGAATCCTTTGAGCTACGAACATTAGATTCGGTGGTACAATAAGTTTTCTTGCACGACCTGCAACTAATAGTCCTCTCTCATCGGTGTAGCCTGAGATACTGATGATCGCAGCTTCTAAGGAAGTTTCGTTTAGGTCTGCTCCTGTAACAGGTCGATTACTATTGAATCCACCATTTACGAGAGGGTGACCACCACCGCCTGCTACGCCATCACCAACAGCAGTAAATAAATTTACGCCATCGCCTGACTGATAAGTGTTTGTAAAACCATTGTTTAAAGGAAACGCTGCTTTTACTTGCTTAGTATAAGCCATTGCTCTAGCTAGTGCTTTAGTGTATCGGCTAGAAAGACTATCGTAAAGATTGTCTTCCATTGCTTCTTCAGTAATTGCAAAACCTAGTGCAACTGTCTCATGAGTGTATCTAGCAGTGAAAGATTCTTGAGCAGAATCATAAGTCATTGCTGCTCCTTCATTTTTCACAGGTGCTTGACCGAAACCTGAGAGTTTTACTTCTTCTTCGAAAGAACGATCAGAATTTTCAGTTTCATAAATTTCTTTATCCTCTGAATCGTACCCTTCGTATTCCAAACCAAACAAAGCGTTTAGACCTGGAAGTAGCTCTTTGAGCATTTGGGCTCTTGAAATTGCCATATCTTATTCTCCTATGTGCCTAAAGGCTTGTCGTATGCGTGCATTCCTGCGTTGAATTTCACAATAAGATCAGTAAATGCATCTCCTGGTGTGCTTTCTCCGCTTTCAACGAATCCAAGTATACGAATTGGTAAAGTGTTTGTTGTGGCGGCAGTAGATGCGTCTAAAGCATTTTTGCTTCTTCCGAGGTCTGCTGAACCAGCTGTTTGCACAACTGCTATATTACTGCCGATTTTGCCTTTTGCTACAGAACCATCTGCTTGCATTCTGAATTCAACATTTGGATCGTCTAGTACGATAGCGTTGATATCATCAGCTGCAATTGATGTATTGTAAGATTGGGCAAAAGTAGTTTGTTTTGTATTAGGATCAGTATATGTACATCCTAAAAAGACACCAACAGGTGTGAGTGCTGTAGTACCAGTGTCTTTTGCCACTGTTACAACGCCTCCTGCTAAAACAAGTTTGACAAAATCACCATAAAAGATGCTTGTGCCTTCTGCTGATTTAATTGGAATATATCTTGTTTTTCCACTAAATGAGCCGCTTGCTGAAGTAGTACCTACTGGCTCTGCACCCATTGGGGTTGCTTTTGTAGCCATAATTTACTCCGTATTTATGTTTAATGTTTGCCGAATGTAGTCCTAGAAGACCTTTGCGGTTCAAGCATTGGCATTCTTGGATCACTTTCTTTCAAATAGTTATTGTCTATGGAATCTACCTGTTGTTGAGCTAATCTGTCATAATAATCTCGTCTTGCTTCCACAATTTCAACTGGAGCTTTGCATAGTAAAAGACCACCTATTTCAATATTACCTTGATCTGCCCATCTTGAATTTTGGTCACACAATATTTTAAGTTCAGGATGGTCTTCTGATTTGCAAGCATCCCAACCTTCTCTGAATCTATAAGAAACATTTGGATTGTCTGCTTGACCTATAATAGAAGTTCTTATCCAT